ATCGTGATAGCTAGTGTTAACATGGGTTACACCTGTTGATGTTTTTGTCAATACACCGGTGCGTGTCTTTTTGGTATCGCCAACTTTCATCTCACCCTTTTCTTTAGTGTCGAAAGCATTTTCTTCCATCTTTTCAGATTTTTCTTTAGCGGCCTTTTTCTTAAGTTCTTTAACTTTTTCTTTGGCTTCTGCAAGTTTGCTAGTTAACAAAGCACGTTTGCCTTCGCTTAGATTAGTACTTTCAGCAATCATTTGACTGTAGTCTTTGAACTGTTTTTCGTAGTTCAAGTACTGATAAACCGTAGAAATATCTTCTGCGGCACTGATAATTTTGTTCTTAACCCAGCTTTCTAATAGCTGTTCGTCTTGAATTAATTTGAATAGTTTTGCACTTTGTTGTGCGGTTTTATAAAGATCTTGTTTGGCCATTTGAGGACTCCGTTAACTTGTAATATTTATCTTTTAATGGTTTCGCCGCCGAATAGGCTGACTCCCATCATATCTAAGGCATTTACAGCCGTTCCGTTTTTGTGCTTTTTCTGTATGACTTTAGGGGGTTTTTTATTGTTTACTCCGCCCGCTATATTAGGATTAACAACGGTCGCAATATTTCCTGAGCTTGTAGCTCCTACTGTAGCAGTCTCACTGATAAATTCTTTAGCTCTCATTATATACCGTACTTATTGCGTTTAATTTTTGCTACAGGACTTGTGTCGTTTGTATCAGTAAATTCTTCGCTTTTGCCTTTTGGTACTACGACAGTTCCTTTAATACCCATAGTTCGCTCTGCATTTGATAACATTTCAGCTTCTTCATCATTTCGGACCCAAACAGTTGGGCTATTTGATGCTACGCCACTACTAGGTGCTTGATCGTTTGCTAGGGCAACTCCTAGACGATACATATCGTAAAATGTATCTAAATCGTCATAACGTTTAGCGTAAAGGCCGCTTTGTTTTAAATTATTACGAACCTGGCCTTTTTTATTTGTTTCTTTTAAGAATTCTTTAGCTCTCATTTTGATTGTTCCCCAGTTAAGTATGGCTTTGAAAACCACAACTTAAACCATTCAATGGTTCCTGGTTGTATGTTTTGTTCACGTTGTATTCGACCTTTTTCATCGCCTGTAACACTTATGTTACTGCCCTGATTTGCACGATATTCGTGCAATCTTGCTTGGCCACCTAGCCCACCCATGCCTGACAAAATTTTCAGTTCTTGTACAGGATCGTCGGGAGCTAGATAGCAATCATCTGGACTATCCTGATTTAGATCTTGGCTTGTAATTCTATACTGTTTCATACACCGTATTTATTACGTTTAACATTGGCTATTGGGCTTAGTTTGTTAGTATCTTCTAACTCTTTAGATTTGGCTGAAGAACTAGAACTTGATTTGACCCCCATTGTTTTTTCTGCACCTTTACGTATCTTTGCATCGGCATCTGTATAATCAATCATAGCGAACGAATTTGCCAAGGCGCTTTTCTTTGCCATGTCGGTAAAATCTGGACTTGGCGCTAATGCTATTCCAAATCTATATGAAGCATATGAATCACTGTTGTTTAGTGAATCGTACACAGTCATACCAGGGATAGCATCTTGTTCAAATTTCTTTAATGACTCGCGAGCCTTAGCTTCGTACAGTTCTTCTAATGCTTCGCTAATTCGTTTGTGTTTCATTGCATTGCTTAATTGTTTAGTACCTTTATCGGCTTGATTAAATTCTTTAGCAACACTAGTTTTAATTCCTAATTTTTTAGCAAATTTAGGATCGTGCGCGGCCGCGGCCATAGTACGTGCTTGTTTTTCGCTAGTGCTTCTTTCGTTAATTGATTCGTTAGGCACACAGTTATTAACACGAACTCCACCTTTGATCTTAGTACCTTCTTTGTGTTTGCCTTTCCAGCATTTAGGATCCAATCGTTGTTTTAATTCTGCCAACTCTTGCGCCGGCCCTTTTGCTTTTTGTTGTTTCATAGCTAGTTTCTCTGCTTTTTGTTTTTCTTTCTCTGCTTTAATTCTTTCCTTTTCTGCACCTGCATGCAAATAAGGAGTCATATAGTGTTTAACTAAATCAAAGAATGGCTTACCGCCGATTAATGTATCAGCTGGAATACCAGCCGCCTTAGAAAATGCTTGTGGATTGTCGTGTTCAACAGCCGCACGTAACGCTGTAGCCGTACTATCTCGTGTAGCAGGAGCCCATACAATATCTTGGAATTGATAGAATCCATGCGCACCTTCTACGCCATTGGATTTTAACAACCCTGGTACAAATATGTCTTTATCGGTCGGATCAGTTACTACATGTAGTACCATATCGCCGCCATGTTGCTTGTATACCATAGTAGCAAGTGTCCACCAGCTCTGTTCTGCAACTAAATGATCTTCTATTCCAGGCATAATAGTTTTCATTGCTTCTACTTTAACTTCAAATGGCAATGGATCCTTAGGGCCCTGTGTGCTTTGATTCGTGCCAACATACCAAATAGGAAATTTTGAAGCAACAGTCCATGCATTACTATGACCAAAATGCGGAGGATTAAATCGACCAAATATAATGGCCGCGCCGTGATGTTCTGATTCTGTTAAATGATATGTTTTCAATTTTTCCACCCTGGTGCAACAATTTTCATATTGCCGTGCTTATGATGATCTTGTGCATAACGTACATAGCCTTCGCTATTAGTAGCCCATATATCTGCATCGTGCGTATCGTTGGTTATTTTGTATATGTCGTGTTTAATATCTCTGATAACTTTCATAGCATGAAACACTTCATCCAACGCACCAGTTTGTTGTTCTAACTGATGTATTACTTGTTGTTTAGGCAATGACACACGCGGCTTACCGTTTGCTTGTGGTTCTGCCATCCAATCAAAAAATACTTTTGCATTAACTTGTTCAAATGTACCAGCCGCATTTTTTTGATTTAAGAATGGATAAAAAATACCATTCTTGTCTGTATGAGAAACACTGCTAACAAATTGATCAATCTTTTGACCATTTTGTTCTAACCATGTTTGTTTTGTCTCTACGTCTTTTTTAGCAACAAGCTCTTCACCGCTTTTTGCATTAGAAGGTGCTGTACCATTATAAATTGGATCTAATACAATTAATCCCGATGTTCCATTAAATTCACTAAAGTCATCTTTAGGTTTTTGTTCAGCATCTGGAGCACCAAAAGTATCAAACGTACCATGTGCGGCTATCATAAGTTTTGCACTGGCCATGCGTTTGCCTAACTCACTATCTTTGCTAACATGGTATTCTGTCGCACTATGCGGATTAGGATGCATATTATATGTGCCACTTTGATCCATCTTAGGTTTAGTAGCAGGCATAAAAATAGCATCTGCGTATACAAACCCTACAAAGTCTTTTGGAGTAGCCGCGTCAAATATAGGATATAAACTTGCAAACTCGCTAGCAAAACGTTGACGCTCAGGAGTTATCTCTTGTCCTTTGGCACCTTCACCGCTTTTGTTTAAGATAAAATTCTTAACAGCTTCTGGACTAGTAAAGTCGTCCATTGTTGTGCCAGTGTTGCGTCCGCCTTTACCCCAACCATTATGTCCTGCTAAAATTAACGGGCCACCTGCGACTTCTCTGCCCCAGTAAATTTGAGGATTGCCGTCCCATTTAAAGCGCAACTGCTTAGGCTCGGCTTTAATTTCGTCAAAGTGTTGTAGTGCTTCGAGTATTCCGCTTACGCCATGGAAGATTACAAAATGTTCCGGATGGTTGAAAGCTCTTCCAAGCATAGGAGGAGCCTTTGCTGGCGCAACTTCGCGGATGAATAATTCTCGGAGTAACACTTATTGATCCTCGTAATGTCCGTTTTTAATCTTTTCACATTCTTCTTCATAGATATGTTGACACATTTCGTCCAACATACTTTGATCTAATTCGTGCGGTAATTCTCTTATTCGGAATTTTGTGCAATACTTATTGTATGCTTCTTTAATAGCCTTATCAAACAACTTATAATCCGGTTGCTTCCCAGCATCTAATTGATCTTTGATTTTTAAAATAGTTGGGAACGTATGGCGGCGATATGCATCATCGTCGTGGTGCATAAAGAATATTAAGTCGTCTTTAAGGTCGAACCCTAATCCGTGAGGATCGTTAGGATCCTTTTCTTTTTTACCTAATTCTAAATCTACGCTTTCGCAAAGTTCATTTATACGCATATATTGGCCCGTTTATCAAAAAAATACCCTAACTGGGGCAGTTAGAGTATTTATCGTAATACACAGAATGGCTTTTATACTTCTGCCTGCCGTATAATACGCTGTACTTTGCTTATAGTACCGCCTAAATGCATCTTTGCCATGAGTAAATTGTTATCACCGGTGACATAGAAATGGGTACCTCCCCAACTTCTATTCTTATTTAGATCTCGTATACAACTCTTAGTTAGCTTAATTTTAGGATGATTTTCAGCCCACTCTACAAAAGTGCTGTATTCTTGTTTAGTTGAACCCATAGTAATGCGATAATCGAAATTCATCTTGTTCATAATGATAGTGTCGCTAGCTAAGGTACCTTCTTCTGCAGGTTTGCTGATAAACTTAATAGTATCTGCATATTTCCTTTCAAATAGCTTAACTAATTTAATATCGTTCGTATACACGTTAATAATTGGTTGTTCTACCCGGATATCAAATTCCGTCATCTTTTTAAAATCGCTACACAATGAACGCACATATTCTAAATCTTCTGCAGATTTAATTCTGCTAGCCCAATATGCAAAGTGTTCAGGGTGTTTGATATCAATCTTTGCTAATTCCATAATGGCATTATCAATATCGCCTCCCCTGAACAAGGTAGCACTTGGGCATATCAGTGCTATTTTGTACTGATACTTTCTTAAGAATAAACTACGTGTCTCTTTATACTTCATCTGGAGTTATAGTAACTGTTTCAGCTTCGGTCACAACTAGTGGTAGCTTTGGAGTTTTAATTTTTGCTGTAAGCAAAATTTTATTTTCCTCTACGCTAATATGTAACCAACCGCCGTTCTTAAGTTCTCCGAACAACATCATCTTAGCAAGGTCACGTTTAATTTCCTTGTCAATAGTACGTTGTAAAGGACGAGCACCCATCTTAGCATCAAAGCCTTTTTCAATTAACCAATCAATTGCTTCATTGTTAATCTTGATACGGATACCTTTCTCTTTAACTTGTTCGCGCATTTCGTCAATAAACTTACCAACAATCTTAACCATGACTGGCTTGCCAAGTTTCTTGAATGTAATGATGCCGTCTAAACGATTACGGAATTCCGGAGTTAAGAACTTCTTCAGGTCTGCATCGCTGTAATCTTTATCTTGTGCGCCAAAACCAATAGCGTTCTTTTCTGCAGATTGAGCGCCAGCGTTAGTTGTAAGAATAAGAATAAGTTGACGACAGTCAGCTTGTTTACCATTTGAACCAGTAATAAAACCGTTATCCATCATCTGTAGCAATACTGTGCTTACATCTGGATGCGACTTTTCAACTTCGTCAAACAACAGAACAGCATTTGGGTTCTCTTGAATCTGTGTAATCAACAAGCCAGCATTTTCTTCAAAGCCAACATAACCTGGAGGGCTACCAATCAGCTTACTGATACTGTGCTTTTCTTGATACTCTGACATATCGAAACGTAGCAACTTAGTACCCAAGTGTTTAGCCAATGCCTTAGCAGTTTCAGTTTTACCTGTACCTGTCGGGCCCATAAACACAAAGCTACCAATTGGTTTGTTCTCAGATTTCAAGCCTGCTTGTGCGACCATAATCTTGTCAACAACTTCAGTCAATGCATCGTCTTGTCCGTAGACCGCAGTCTTCAGATGTCCTTGCAAGTTAACCAAGCCTTCGCTTTCTTGTTCAGCAACAACTTCTTCTGGAATCTTGACCATCTTAGCAAGTTCAAAACGAATAGCTTCTGCATTAACAACACGTTCGCTGTCAGCCATCTTTAAATTAAAACGACTACATGCTACATCAATAAGGTCGATTGCTTTATCTGGAAGTTTTTTGTCTGCTTGATATTTGACAGATAGTTTAATAGCTTCCTGTAATGCTTCGTCTTTGATTTTAACCTTGTGATGTTCTTCGTAGTATTTCTTAATGCCTTTAAGAATCTGCATGGTAACTTCTTGTGTAGGCTCGTCAACAGTAATACGTTGGAATCGACGCATAAGCGCACGATCTTTTTCAAAGTGTTTACGATATTCTTCCCAAGTAGTACTTGCTACAACTTTAATAGTGCCTTTGCTCAGTGCAGGCTTCATCATGTTAGACAAATCATTGGCACTATTACTTGCTGATCCAGCACCGCTAATCATGTGTGCTTCGTCGATGAACAAAATAGTTTTGCCTTTCTTAGCAAGTCCTTTAAGAACCATTTTAAATCGTTCTTCAAAGTCACCGCGATACTTACTACCTGCAAGCATAGCACTAATGTATAGATTGTAAACGCTGTATTCTTTTAGGAAGTCTGGAACAGCGCCTTTA